CAATTTTAGTTTCTGATATACCAGTAGTAGTACCGTCACCCCAAAATGCAGCAAACTTAGAGATTGGGGTAACTACAGAACGAAGACCAACGATGGCCTTTGCACCTGTAGTAGTTTGGTTGATTCTATTAATAGCTGCTTCTAGAGCAGTATTAGTAATAACGCCACCAACGGATACATAGTTGTCAGGGGTATTAGATAAAGACCAGATGCTCCCCAAAGCAGAGAAAATTTTATTGTAATAGAAGTCTCTTAGCTTTGCAGCCATTTCTGATTTAATCTCTTGAAGAGTTCCAATTTCACCACTCTCCATTTCCCATTCATTATAAGTAACTTTTACGTCAGCACCATCTAACACGAAATTGATTCTCTCTGATTGTGTAATTTCACCAGCTAGGTGAATTGAACCAGGAACCAAGGTTCTAACTCTGATGCCTTTTCTAACTTTCTTTACAAGGCTGTCGCCTGGTTTTAAGGCTCGCGTAGTCAAAAGATTTCCAACAAAATCTCCTGTTAAATGATTAGGCTGAACGTATTCTACGATAATTTGTGACAATGCTTCTCTTTGGTTTCTGTCTTTCACCATAGAAGCAATTGCTTCTTGAATTTGCTTTTCATCAGCCATAATAAGTACTCTCCTTTATGTTTATAGTGTTCTGAAGGTTAAGGAACCATCATCAGAATTGAACCGCTCTACGATAGCAATAGTACCACCGCTTGCGTAGGCTAATTTACCAGCTTCAGCAGCCGTGTCATCATTAATGTTTAATACTTCTAGTGGTGCACCAGCAGCCATAATATCTGCTGAGAATACAAATCCACCTGAAGGTACTGTGAACACGCCTCTATCAAAGGCTAAAGCTAAGTAACCCGAAGGGATTGTTACCCCATCTTGATTTCCAGGGTAAGTCATGTAGATTGTTGATGTAAATGGAACATTTCCAGCTTGCTCAAATGCTCCGCGTCTTAGTGACCAATCATAGTGTGGGAATGGTACTAACATCTTAATTTCATCTGTGACTTGTGCATTATTTACAGGCCAAGTAACAATGTACTTGGACAATTGGGCTTCTGCATCGGTTCTAGGAAGTCTTACTCCCATTAAGTCTTCCCTGCTCCCCCAAAGATGACTAGAACTTTGGCTGGTTATTTGAACCATTCTGCCTTCAACGATGTCGCCACACACTACAACACCGATAATATCTGTATATTTATTGATTTCCATAGTTACTATACTCCTTAGTTTTTATTTCTAAGATATTCTACCATATCTTTTGGTGTAATGGTTTCAGTCTCTTTACCACGAATTGGGGGAACACTTGTTGAAGTAATAGAAATAGATGCTTTGCCTTCTTCGGCGGGTTTGAAAGCAGCTACAAGTTCTTGAATAAAGAACTCAAGTTGTTCATCCGTCATTCCAGCAAGTGCTTCTTCTTTTTCAGTAAAGTATTCATCAGTAATATCAAGACCTGCATCTTTAAATTTATTTTTAATTGAAGCCAGCTTGGTTTGTTTTGCTTCTGCCTCTTCAATAGTTTGTTTATAAGCAGCTAATTCCTCATATTTAGGTTTTAGCTCAATTAGTTCTGTTTGAGCAGTACTTAAATCAGTTTGAAGTTGTGCGATTTGTGCCTCAAACTGCTCTTTTTGCTCACTCAAAAGTCTTTCATGTTCAGTTTTTTCAATCGTATCCATTGAAACTCCTTCTTGTTCGACTGAAGATAGTGCTAGTGCAGTTGTTCTTCCTTGGTACGCAGGCATACCTACGATGGTTGCTGCGTTCATGGAGACATTTTTCAATGCTACACCTTCGTCTTCAACATCTTCGTCTGTATAAGTTAATTCCCAAGACACATCAATACTTTTTCCCTCGGAGTATCTTTGTCTTAAGAAATCTACATCTTCATGTCTTTCTCTATCCCACAGAGCTGCTAGGGCTTGGATTGAATTACCTTCTGTCTTCAAATGTGTCATAACACCCAATGGAAATGTATCATCATGTCCTTCAGATACTTCTCCGTATGCCATTTTTAGGGGCATGAATAAACCTGTTCTTAAAACATTGGCAAATTCTTCTCTAGGAATTCTTTGTTTATTAGCATTATGCTGGTCATCTGTTAACAAAAATTTCATCCAAGCAACATTAGGATTTAAAGAGATTGAAGCCGAAGCTGCCATCTCTTCTATTTCTAATTTATCTATCATTAATTGTACATCAGTTGCTTGTAAAGTGATTGTTTTCATAATATTTTAACCTCTTTTATTGCTTACCATTGTCATTCCCAGGAGGTGCACCTGCTTTTGGCTTAGGTGCAGGTTTCTTGGGTGCTGCTGGTTTACCAGGAGTGCCCGGTACTACTGGTGGTGGCTCTCCTGCTGTTGGTAAATCTAGTCCTAATTCTTTCATTAGTTCTTTTTCTTCTACTTTTTCATTTAGTTCTTCTGATAAATCAAATCCATAAGATTCAGCAAATGATTTTCTAGATAAGTTACCAGTATCGTATAATTTTTGTACACCTTCATAGAATAGTCTCAATCCTAATAGATTTATAGGTTTGAATTTTACTTCTGGTAATTCGCCTTTAAGATGATTTCTTTCCTTTACTTCATAGAATACTTTATATATAATAGGGAAAAGTTCATCTCTCATTACATTCATTGTACTCTCTGGAGAAAGTGTAGATATCTCTGGGTCAGAAGTAAATGACCGTTCTGTTTCACCTGTAATTAATATTCTAGGAAATCCTAGTGCTAGGATTATATCTTTATTTACTGCATCATATTTTTTATCATTCAACAATGCCTCTACATCGGGGAATACCCAATTTAGTTCTATGGTATGATTGGTGAATAATGTAAATACTCTTTCTATATCAGTTGGGCTAATACCCTCTCTCCAATGAAACTTACTTTCCAAATCATCCAAAACATCCTGTTGGTCTTCAGTTAATGGAAACTCATCACTTCCAGCTTTTACATGTAAGATAGCACTAATAACTCTGGATGCAATTGAGTAGTCCATTCTTCTTAGATTTCTCTTATGTTTATAGGATTCCAAACCTGGATATAAATAAGGAATTGGATATTCAGCATCAGCCAACATGGTTGATTTTACAATAAGGGGATTATCGAGTAAGATTTTTGTTTCTCCCCTTAAAACTTGTGCTACAAATTCTGGATATTCTTTGACGATTTTTTGATATAATTCTACATCCTTAGAACCATCATCATATGTACCTTTTTGCTGTAAGAAGTTTACTACTTCATCAGGAACTATTAAGAAGTAAGATTCTTCATCAGTAATAAAAGGTCTTTTGATTACAATATCTTGTGCATTTCTTAACCACATGCTAGTAGGGTAAAGTAAATTATCTAGTCTTTGAATTCCCTTTTCTCTCAATTGTTTTCTATTTAAGTTTGTTAAAGTTATCTCTGGAACTACTAATCCAGTAGTTAAAAATTCCAAAGCAGCTTTTCTTAAAAATCTTATAATATCTTTCTTTAGAGATTCATATATCTGGTAATCAGTTTTAGGGATACTATTTTCTGGGACAATAATATCATTAATAGCTAGACTGACCATCTTTGTTACCACAGTAGTAGCAATAGGTTCGTGTCTAAAGAAAAATCTACAATCCTTTACAATTTTAACAAAGGTATTATGGTCTTCAAATGAAAGTTTATCTACTTGATTGGAACCCCATACACCTATATCGGTTGGGTAACTAGACTGTGGCATAAAAAATGTTGCTGATGCCGTTTTTGCTAGTCTATTACTTTTATTATTGTCCATAGTATTCTCCATGTTATTTTAAATTATACCCATCTGCTTTTAGCCAATGGCTTTCGTGCTTTAGAAAACAGCAGACCTACAATTAACATATAATATGCCATCATAGCACACAACATAGCTGCTGTATTATGGTCTTCACCTCGTTTACCACCTTTAGGGGTAAGTGTCTTATATACAACTTCTCCTGTAGGAGTTTTAGTGTATGTCATTCTTTCAAGTTCAGTAATCAGTTCAAAATCTGTGGATGAATATGCTATCTTATGAGTGTTAGTATATTCTTGAAGTAATGTTACACTATGAGGTTTGACCTTTGTTTTTATTTCCTCGCCCTCAGAATTTTCTCCTAAACTTATCCAAGCACCAAAAGAAACAGGGAATAATCTTTTAGAATAATTTTTATGAAGATAAGTTTCATCTTCTAATAAATGTTGTACTAATCCTTTTTCATTACCAGTATCTATTCCTATAACTGATGGTCTATCAAACTTGGTATCAAGATAATCAATTATCTTTTCTTGAACTGGATATGCAACTTTATAAAAATTAATTCTAGCATGTTCTTTTATTATACCATTTTTCTCATAAAGTATCATGATTGAAGTGGGTTCTGTATACCCCAAGTCTATTCCCATGATTACAAAATCATGTGGAGGACACGGAGGTATAAGCGCCATTCTATTTACAATCTCCCCATAAGAATAATCTATACCAGACATGCTAAGTTTATAGGTAGCATAGGTTTCTATTTCCATTAATCTTCTATCAAATACTGCAAAAGTTGGAGAACCATGTCTTCCTAGAACTAAGTGAATGTAGTCTTCACTATCAACTCCACCATACTGTTTTACATTTTTTTCTTCATCATCTTGGCTATATCTAGGATTTTCATGTGCTGATGTTCTATGATGAGAAAACTCATCATTAACTTCATCTGCTAGATATAAAACACAATTTTCTCTAAGCCCTGTAGGAACGCCAGATACCCATAATTTATATCCATCTTCCCAACTATTTAATACTGGTTGTAATTCTAACCATGTTCCCCAAGGATAATATCCAGCTTCATCAAGGATTATTATTGGGGTGTGTTTACCAATAACATTTACACCTGTTCCAGATTGTCCAGCTATAGCACACAAAAGTTGTGCTGTATTTAATAGTGTAATTGTATATGTTGAAGAATTTATTCCTCGTTTGGGTTCTATAAAATTTTTCAAAAGAGAATTATTTCTAAGATACTTAACTAGACTATTAAATACTGGCTCTAAATGTGTTTTACTTGGGACAGTATACATAATATATTCATTAGGATAGAAATTATTTACCATTATCCAGAGAATAAAATCAGTCAAAGATACGGTTTTACCAACTGCTCTACCACAACAAAGTGATGAATAATGGTTAAAATCACAAAGATATTCTCTTTGATAATATGTATATTCAAATTCTTTATCTCTTGCGTATGTTAATGTATCTACGTTTCTATAAAACTCTCCAAATAAAACTGGGTGCTTTAGAACTTCAAATAGATGCCATTCTTCAGGTGTTATTTTTTCTTGTAAACCCATTATACTTGTCCATCAAATGGTTCAGTGAATCTTTCCTTACCAGGTTCTCCACCCCATTTCATAATATATCTATACTTTGCTGCTTCAAATTTTCCATGGTGCATATTTTGTTCTAATTGAGTAAGGCTTTTTAAAGTAGCACTTCCTATATGTTTTACTTTACAACCTGCTGCCCATTTTATATCATATCCCTTTAATTTCATTCTATGATGATAATCATTATCTTCAAAGTAAGCATAGAAGGGAGATATTTTTTCATCAAAATATCCAACATCATCTATTATTTTTCTAGGTAATGTGATACAGGAGAATGATGTTGACCCCTCTTCTGGATAAACCATATAGTTATCATCCCAAGCATCCATAAGTTTTTCTATAGAATCTGGATAAAATTCTATATCATCATTACATAAAATTAATTTATCTTTAACATTATCAATAAACCAATTCCAGCTTCTTGCAACCCCTAGATTATATCTTGTTTTTGCTACATAAACTCTACCACTCATATCTTGTGGTACTGATTCATAATCAAATTTCATACCATTATCTATTATATAATAAGCAGCGGGTTTCAGTGTTCCAGACTCCGCTGTTAATAAAGTCTTTATTAATAAATCATATCTATTTAGTGTTGGTATACATAAATTAAATTCCATGTGCTTTAATCCTTTCCATTATTTCGTCTGTCTTATCCTCGTACAAGGTTAAACAATTTTTATTACATTGGTCTGTACAACAGTGGTCACATTCATCTATGGAATAAATACATGTAAAATGTGTTGTGTTTATTGCAGGGATACTACCATAAAAAGTTATATATGGTATTTTCAATGCACCTACTATTGCTGATATGCCACTATCATATCCTATATAAAGAGCTGCCTCTGACAATTTATCTACTAGTTGTGGCATGGGTAAGTTTTCCAGTATGTAGCTATATTTCCATATTTGTCCTGCCGATACTTTATTTGTACAATCTTTGAAACCAGTATTTCTTAGATAAGCAACTATATATCCATTTTCCATTAATCGTATAGATAAATTAGTCAAATATCTATAGCCTCTTCTAGAAGGCCAGCCTGCTTGGTCATTCATAATTACAAGTTTAGGAATGGTTTTTCTAGGTATATATAAATTAGGTTGAACATCTTCTCTATCTACCCATAATCCTGTAATGTCATGAAATACTCTTTGTGGGTAATAGTATTGATAGGTATCTACAGTATTAGCATTAAAATAACAATCTTTTCCTATACTTTCTTCTGTTATATATGGATTATTATTCCAGAATAAATCACTATGCTTATCTATAATCTTTGTTTGTTCACCAAAGATTTTAAAGTATGCCTCTGGTATACCTGTCATTATTACATGGTCGCCTAAAGAACCCCAAAGATGTAATATCATTTTCTTAGATAATTATAGTAACAAAGGGGTTCGCGTAGTATCAAGAACCTGTCTTTATGTTCTGAATATAGCTTACTAAAGAAAGCACCATCAGCACAGTAGTTCCAATCTTCCCATCTCAAGTCACCTATCAGGTCTCTTGGAATTAAAAATTGGGCTGTATCAATATGACATGGAACAATCATATCAGATTGAGGTATCAATCTAGGAAACCCATTTCTAAAAGATTGAGAAAATATTAATGCTTTATTAGAGTTCTTTAATATTTTTTCTGTTCTTGAAAATAAAAGTGGGTGTACAATATTATCATCATCTAAAAAATAAACATAACTATCACAGTCTATATGGTCTAGTGCTATATTTCTCTGTGGATTACCAGACAGTCCCTTATCTTTACTTGGGTATGAAATATATTTAGTACAAAGACAGTCTCCTGCATCTAATAATTCATCTCCATCTTCTACTATAATCCAATACCATTCTGTATCTTTGGTTACACTTTCCATAATAGATTTATGAATTGCTTTTATATTCTGAGGTCTTGTTAGTGGTGTTACAAATGTTACTTTCATAAATCCTTTACATAGAAGTCATTTATTTCATGTCTTCTATCCTTTCTGTATCCAAATAATTTTAGATACTCTTCTATATCTGGAGTTTCAAAATTATTTTCAACAACAATTAGTTTAGGTTGATATTTTCCAATACTAAATCCCTTTAGTACATCTAGTTCAGTTCCTTCTGTATCTATAGAAACAAAATCTAAGGTATCAGAAAAATCTTTTAAACAAAAATCTAATGTTCTAACCCCAACTTTTACTTTACGAATTTTTGCAATTCTATGTGTACTCTTTTCTTGTTCTATTAATTTCATATCCAAAGATAAAGAACTAACTGCGGTTTCATCACCATCTAGTGAAACAACATAAAAATCTTCCATACCATCATGGTCTGATATTGCATAGGGTAGGGCATGTCGTCTATTTTGTAAAAGCTGTTTATATAACTGTAGGTTTGGTTCAATACATAAACATTTCCAACCTATGTCTTCAAAGTGTTTAGTATTTGATGCAGCTATTCCATGTGCTGCCCCAACTTCAACAGCTATTCCATCAGTTTTTCCAATAAAATATTCTTCTATAACTTTGTCTGTAGGGGGGTAAAATTGTCCGTAGTATGTCATTTGTATGTCTTCCCAAAATTAGATTTTCCCTCTCCCAAGGCTTCATCAATAGCACTCACAAGTGCAGAACGTCTAGCGTTTACTTGTTGTGCTAAGATAGCAGCATCTAATCTTTCTTCAGGAGATAATGTTTCATTCATAAGTTTTTCTTGTGCATACCAACAACGAATGTTTACAATACTAAGTTCATCAATCATCATGGCAATACTTTTTCTAGTGATGTCCATATTATCCTTCCTTGTTCTAAGTGGTAAATCCCCGGTTCTGGTAATGGAACAACAAGTGCTCCCCCATCCTCTAAGAATTTTATATTTTTATTTATAATATTATCTATGAAATGCCAAGGCAAAACAAAGTATATATCTGGATAGAGATTAAAGATTTCTTCTTCTGATGCAATAGGTATTTCTGTTCCTATAGTCTTCTTTCCAAACTTATCTGGATTTACTTCTGCTATTGCTCTGATTAGATTTTTTGTTATCCCAAAGTATTGAAGTAAGGTATTACCTTTGGTAGATGCCCCTAATCCATATACTTGAATTCCACCATTTTGACATCTTTGTAAAAATTCTAATACAGTTCGTTTGATATTATTAATACGATATGCAAATGCATGTATAGAACCTTCAAGGCTATCCAAATAAATCCTTTCCTTTGTCAAGGCTTCCCCCACATTTTTTTCAATGGGGAATGAAGAAAGGTGACTAGAAAATATTCTTATACTTCCACCATTTACTTTATTATATGATACTCTAAAAACTGTAAGATTAAATTTATATAGTAAACTTATTATATCATCTAATTTATAGTACTCTAAATGCTCATGACATATATTATCAAAGGCATTTATTTTTAGCATAGATGCTAAGTCTGTAAGTTGAATAACAAAAATTCCATCTTCAGCTAAAATCTTACTTATATTTTCTACAAATACATTAGGAAATGGTAAATCGTAGAACATAGCAATTGCTGTAACAACCTTAGCTTTACCTAATGTAGTTGGATAATTATCTTGAAAATAGTCATTGATAAAGAAATCACAATGGCACTTGGCTTTATCTGCTAGATTTAAAGCTGGGTCAAACCCAACCTTTATTGTATTTTGATTTTTGTATAGAGAAAATAGAGTTCCATCATTACACCCTATGTCTACTAAAATATCATCATCTTTTATTTCTACTGTACTTTCTATCTCTGTAACAATCTCTTGTAGAGATGTTACCATTGATGGGTTGATAGCAGATTGATAGAAATAAGTTCTATACATATTATCTAGAGGAATATTATATTTCTCTTGGACAAGATGACAATCTTCACACTCTACCAAAGATAAAGGAATTGGTTTTCCTTTAGTTTTGTCTACGAATCCAGATGGATATATATCTCCTAAACTGAAAACATCTTTTAACTTTCCATTACAAATCCTACATGATTCTTGCACCGTGTAATCCATACCTTATTCCTCCATTGGTATTACTATATCTAATCCAAACTCTGTTGAATGAAATCTTTGTAATTCATTTTCTAACAACGTATCAAATGAATAATGTCCTGTTTCTGAGAAAAATCCAGATGGTATAAGTGCATTTACATAATTTACACCACTAGCTGTAGCTGGTAAATAAACAAGTGTATCACTGGGTTTTCTAGCAATAACAGTTATAGATGAGTATAATGCTAAATTTGCTGGAGATTTTATTCCAGTTAATTCATCAATCTCATCAACTTGAATTTCCAATAGATGTCCATAATCTGTTCTGAATATATTGACATGGCTCATATTTTTACAATCCTTTTTATATTTGAGTTTATATCAACCACTGCATCAATAGTTGTATTTACTGTTGTAATAAATGCTGCATGTGTGGTAACTGATGTCTTGAATTTTATTTCTTTATTTATAACAGTTCTAAATGACATTTTAGTATTTATTACTGTTTTACATTCTATCTTATGTATTGCAGTTGGAACCGTAGCAAACATGTAGGCATGGGTAGAACTTCTTACTCCAATTACACCAAACATATATGCTGGTATTGTTGTTACATTAGCTGAATATCCATTTACATAAGCATGAATATATGTACTAGTTACTGAATACCCAACTACAAATGCTGGTACTTGACTAGTTACAATTATACCACCATTTAAGTAAGCATGAATAAATGAATTTTCTAAAGTTTTTCCTGCTAAATAGGCAGATTTTGTAGAATTAATTGAAGTTTTTCCTACTAAATATGCAGATTTAGAAGAATTTATAGTAACTTTACCAGATATAAATGCTGGTTTACTATTACTACTTGGTAACTGTCCACGTAAATATGCTGGTTTTGCTGTAATTTGTGTAGATTGACCAGACAAATAAGCATGTTTAGAGCTACTTGCTGTATCTTTACCACACAAATATGCAAATTTATTAGAAGATATTAATGATTTACCATATAGATATGCTGGCTTAGTTGTTCTAAGAATACCACTAGTAAATGCAGGAGTACTTGTTATCTCAAATGCTTGCCCACGTAAGTAAGCAGGAAGCATGGCTCTATTTGCAGAATAGCCATTTATATATACATGTGCAATAGATTGTACAACAGCATTTGTAGCCATATATGCTGGTATAGAAGTAGATACATTTATTGCACCAACTATATAAGCATAAACGCTAGAAGAAATAGAAACTTTACCACTAGTAAATGCTAATGTATTAGTTGTACTATAATCTTGTCCTCTAATATAAGCATATACTACGGTTTGTGTTTCACTTTTACCACACAAATATGCTTGTGTCTCGCCTGTAGTAGTTTCTGACCCACAAATAAATGCTGATTTACTAGTTGATACGTTTATTCCACCTGCTAAGAACGCTGGTGTATTATCAGAAGTAGAAGTTTGACCACGTAAATATGCTGGTACAGTTGTAGTATTTGCAGCATACCCATTAGTAAATGCTGGTACATTTGAACTGCTAGTTGCATTTACAGCAATAAAGGCTGGCTTAGAACTTACAAAAGTATCTTGTCCAATTAAGTAAGCATGAATTAGAGATGTACTTGGGTAACTACCTTGAATAAATGCTGGTAAATTAGTTAGACTATATTCAGAACCTTGAATATAACCAAAGACAGAAGTAGATGTTTGAATTCCACCAGCTAAGTAGGCATGAGTACTGCTTGCAAGTCCACCAACAAGATATGCTGGTATACTTGTTGAACTAAAGTATTGACCACGTAGATATGCAGGAACATATGTAGTACCTGGAATAAATGGTGTTGATGGAACACCTACTGCTACCCATTCAATTTCAAAGTGGAAAGCACCCTTTGTATAAGCATTGATTACAGTTTCTTCAGAGCTAATACCATTTGTATAGGCGGGAGTTGAACTTATAGTAGAAACAGAACCACCTACAAAGGCAGGAGTTGAACTACTGAAAGTATCTTTACCTGAGATAAATGCTGTATTACTTGAAATAAATCCAGTTTGACCACGTAGGTAAGCATAGATATTAGTTAGATAATAATCCTGTCCATGTAAGTAAACAAATTGATTATCTACACTTGTAGTTTGACCTCTTACATATGCAGCCTGATTATCACTTGTAATTATCCCACCAGCAAGGTAAGCAGATTTATTAGAAGATGCTAATGAAGAGCCTTGAAGATATACACTCTTTGAAGATTCTACTTCTATACCACCAGCAAGGTAGGCTGTTTCAGAGCTACTTATATCTACAGAACCATGTATATAGGCTAATTGTGAATCAGAGATGATAATACCACCTGCTAAATAAGCAGGAACAGATGTTAGATGAGTACTAGAACCTCTTAGATATGCTGGATGGGAAGTAGTTCCTGATGGAGAAATACCTTCTGTATATGCATGGGCAGATGATGATATGCCACCTACCAAGAAAGCATGAGCAGAAGTACTACTTATATTTTTACCAGATACAAAAGCATTGACAGATGTAGTTAGACCATATTGACCAGATAAGTAGGCTGGTTTATTGGTAATTGCATATTGGCTACCAATCAAATATGCATGAATTAGATTGGTGCTATCTGAAGAACCTTGTGTAAATGCAAATTGTGAAGTAGCAAAACTAGTAATACCTTTTGTAAAGGCTGAATTAGATGTAATTACATTAATTCCACCTTTTGTAAAGGCTGGAGTACTGCTTGATATTCCACCAAGAGTATAAGCAGACTTGTTAGTTACTGCTGTACTATTACCAGCTAGATATGCTGGTTGTGTATCACTACTTGTGCTCTCACCAGAAGTAAATGCTGATTTGTTAGTAGTTGCTCCAGCCACACCAGAAGTAAATACAGGCTGGTTATCAAAACTTATAATACCACCAGCTAAGTAAGCAAATTTATTAGCTACCTCTGTAGCACTACCTTTTAGATATACAAATGTATTTGTAAGAGCAAATGCTTGACCTTGTATAAAGGCTGGTTGAGAAGTAATAAATGTAGCTTGACCTTTTAAGTAAGCAGATTTATTTGTAACTGTTGTAGCATTACCTACTAAGTAAGCAGATTTAGATGTTACACTAGAACCAGACTTTCCTTCAATATATGCAACATGAGAAGTAGTTTCAACTGCCCAACCTTTTAAGTATGCAAATTTACTTGAGGTAGAAATTATTCCACCAGCTAAGAAAGCTGATTTGTTACTTGATGCTACTGAAGAACCTACTACATATGCGGATTGATTGTCTACAGCAGGAGAACTACCTTGTAGATATGCTGGTTGGTTGTCTAAAGCTGGTAAAGAACCTTGTGTATAGGCAGATTTGGAAGTTGTTACAGGTGTAGAACCTTGAATATATACTGGTTGAGAATCAGATACAGATACTGCTCCTATTAAGTAAGCAGGAGTAGAATCGCTGGTATCGGATTTACCTTGTGTAAATGCTGGAGTGTTATCTACGATTGTAGAAATACCACTAATATAGGCAGGAGTACTTGAAGATGCTCCTTGTGCAGTAACTATTGACATACCAACAGCTACCCACTCTATTTCAAAATGGAATCTACCTTGTGTAAATGCTGATTTAGATGTTACAGCACTACCACCACCAAGCATAAATGCTGATTTAGATGTTGAAGAAACAGACGAACCTATTGTATAAGCTGATTGATTATCAATTCCACTGGTAATACCTTTAGTGTAAGCAGGTTGATTATCAGATGTGGCAGTTTGGCCTTGTGTAAATGCAAATTGATTATCATTTGTTATAGTTTGACCTTTAATAAACACAAATTGATTATCATTTGCTGTATTCCAACCTTTTGTATAAGCAGACTTATTTGTTACTGTGCTTATTTGCCCTATCAAATAAGCATACTGATTATCAGAAACAATTATTCCACCACTAGTAAATGCTGTCTTAGAACTAGAAACGTCTGTACCAGCAGAAATACCTTCTACATAAGAACTCTTGCTGCTAGATGTGTTTGCTTGACCTTTAAGATAGGCATGTTTGGATGCTCCTGGTGTACCCCCCAAACCTTTAATAGCAAATGCTATCGAGCCTTCATATGCAGCAGTATCAGCGTTTGTTGTTAGTTGGTCCTCCCCAAACTCATAGCCAGCAGCCCATTTTGTTCCACCACTGTTTTGTTCACCAGTGAAAATACTGGTCTGTCCACTACCATCAGGAGCAGCACTAACAACAACTCCCGTACCCCAGTTTACTACCGCTGCAATACCAATATCGCTTGAACTAACTTCACCTAAATCACCCGAAGTCCATGGATAATCCCACCCCTTATCAGACCCAATAATAAAATCGGATGGGTTAGTAGATGTTCCAGATAGGAAGAATATCTCTACTCCACCACCATATCCTGCACCAGTGTTAAAACTACCAGTAAGTGTAAGGTTACTAGCCCCTCTTGTTGGAAAACCTTCTTGTCCATAGAGTAGATAGTGAGCAGCTACGGATGTTCTACTTGGATTGGAATGGTCGCTCTGTGA